GTAAAGCTGTATTAAATTCTTTCGTTGTTCTCTGGATAAGAGTTTATAATGTCCTCCCATCCAACCGCGAAACATATTTTCGACATTGTCGTAATCCGCTTCTTCATTTTCAACCTTAACGGCAAGTTTCTTGAGTTTTCTACGCATTGCGGTAACTCGATCCGGGTTTATTCGTTTGATGACTTTACCTGTATCCGTAAGTGTGTACTTGATTTGCAAGAATTTGTATTTGCTCGAAATCTTAACGATTCTGGTTTTCTTACGATTGATATGGATTCCAAGCTCAGCTGCTATTTTACAGACGTTTTCGAGCAAGTTTTCAAGCTCTTCTTTACTGGGATTCATGATGTACCAATCGTCCATATACCTTCCATAAAATTTCTGCTGACGCACATACTTGACGTAATTGTCAATCGGATATGGATAATAAATTCCAATGACTTGTGAAAGTTGATCCCCAATATTGACGGACTTCTCCATCCACTTTTCGCCAGTGAGCTTCTCTTTTGGAATATTCCGATACTCCAGTTTATTGAAAGTATCGATCATACAGGTCTCGTATTCCTCGTCAGACATATACGAAACATCGATCTGGAAACCCTTAAATATCAACGTTAAAAGCCAGTCAATAAACTCATCGTCATTGAACAGCTTCAACAATTCTCGTTTAGCAATCTCATGGATAATATTGTCATAGAACTTTGAAAAGTCACCGAATAGAATATAACCGTCATTTCCGTATAATTGGTAGTATTTGTGGAGATGGATTTCGAATCGTTTTCTCTGTTGTGAAATTCCGCGCCCCTTGATAGATGCGCAGTTATCATAAATGATATGTTTTCTAACTTCTGGAAGTAAAACCTCATCGCACAGAGAATGTCGGACAATGCGATCGCGGATTTGAATGCTTGTAATAGGTCTTATTCGGCCTCTTTCGTGCAGCTCGAATTCCTGTGTCGGTCCATTTTGAAGTGTCCGATTTATTAGATCGTCTTGGATTTCAAATATATACCGCAGGAAATTCATCATGAATTTTTGCGTCGATTCTTTCCACTTGCTGCTTTTCACAGAGACCTTATAAGCCCTATACAAGTTATTGGCGTCACAGACAATCTCCTCGTAGTTCATAACCTATTCACCGTTATAACAATACTTACCGTAGTAAATTGTATTAGGCTTTATTATTTATCCTTGCGGAACGGATAGCATCTCCTTCTTCGTTGGTTAATCGAAGAATCCGGACGAACTCCATTAGAGTTCGAAGCGTTGTTGTAGTTCGTATTGCCATTGTTGTTCACATTGGCAAAGTTAGCCGAAGAAACGACGCAATTTTTTAGATGTTACCCTTTTTCTAACCGCGACTTAATCGCCATGTCTCTTTGACGCCACCTTTTTATCAATCCGATTTCTCGGTCGATAGCTTTAACATACCGGTTGTACACATTCAGATCTACATCGAATATTTCAACAACCCGCTGCAACTCGTTGATGAGCTGCTCGCAATTTACAATGGCCGCATTCTGGTAATCTCTCCTGGTCTCGTACTCGTGCATTGTCCGTGGGTAAATGGTGTTTGCCGCTCTAACATTGCTCGTTATCAGGGAAGCACACTGGTTTACTTTCGATTTGAAACTCCGCATCAGTTCCCTGTACTTAGCAAAGTTTTCTTCCGAAATTTCTCCATACGCATACTTCTTCCGAACAAAGCCGTCCACATCCTTAACACCAAATCCCCTCTGCATAAGGAGTATCAGCATATCATGCAACTCGATCGAGTACGTAATCGCTTCGAATTTTGACTCTTTTCTGTCGCCTAACAGAACGCTCATTCGTAATCTTTACCGGTGATCTCAGCGAACTCCTCTTTGGTGATCCAGCCCATCTTCACCGCATTACGAACTCTGGTCTCATTCCACATTTTCATGCTGTACCAAAGCTTTACTTTACTGTAATTCTTGCTATGTTCCATGGTGATCCTCCTTCTTAAAGCTCTACATTGGACATCATCGCAATGTAGGCGATGTCAGACTGCATTTTGGTTCTGGCAAACTCCTCCTCAGAAATATCTCTAAGGACAAACCAGTATTCGCCAGGAACCTGCTCAACGATCTGAACCAGCTCCATGTTCGGATGAACAGTCTCGGTTGTTCCGTCGCTGATAGTAACCGGAGAGCAGTTATCTGCAAATACAGATTCCTCGATTTTTTCTGTAGAAATGAAATTGTTTCCGTTCAGCTTAAGATTGGAAATCTCAGTTCCATCACCGAGAATAATTTTATAGATTTTCTCTTCCATGATTAGAAGCTCCTTTCAAAAATATAAACGGGGCACAAGGCCCCGCGATTTTAATTAACCAACCGGGAAGACCGGACGAACTCCAAGAGAGTCCGAAGCGAAGTTGTA